ACGCCTTTGAACATTGTCTTGAAGCTCGTCGAGTGTAACGGCCAATCCGTCGCCAAGCTCTCCGACTCCCCGGGCAAAACCATGACCACCAACAACACCTTCCTCGCTTACCTGCGCCAAGTGTTTGACGTACCTGAGCCGGAAGAGAAAGCCTAAAAACAAAGATAGTGTATTTCACAGTCAATAAACTTTACATTTCTTAAAGTTGCAATAATACGCACCCTGATTTGTTCAGGGTGTTTTGTTTGATATTAAATGGTTTTGCGTTTTATTTTTTTATTTAGTAAATTAAAAATCGCCGGCGAAAACCAGGTTTAATTTTTCATTTATATCTTTCCACTTGAAAATCTTGGCCGTTCTTCAAAAGTGTGAACGCTATTACCGCCAGTTTCCGCATGAGTGCGACAATTATCACTTTCGGCCTTTTGCCGTTCTTTTGTAGTCGGCTTACATACTTGGCAAAGGTGCTGCTTCGGTATGCGTGCATAGCCGGAATAAACAAGGTTGTTCGCAAATGGGTATTGCCCAGCTTAGAAATACGCGGTCTGCCTTTTAGGCTTGTTCCTGACTGGTTTTCCTTGGGGTCTAAGCCTAGGTAGGCTACAAATTGCGCTGCGGTCTTGAACCGGTCCGTTTGGGTCAGAACTGATAAAAGGCTATTGGCCGCTGCTTCGCCTATGCCTGTGATGGTTTTCAGGCGCTCTTTTTGGATTTTGTAGTCGGGATTGTCTTTGTGAAACTGGTTCAGTTGGTTTTGAACGGCTTTGATTTGCTGTTGAAGATGGGTAATGGTGGACTGTATCAGTGGGAGCAGGTAGGCGGGGGCGGTTTGGAGTTTGGTTTGTTCGGCTGCTTTTTGGCGTTTCAGACGGTGTTGGTATCGTGTCAGTTCTCGCAGTTTGGTTTGTGCTTCGGTGGGTTTCTGCCACGGTCGGGGTTCTAGTGCTTTGCAGTATTGGGCTATAGTTTTTGCGTCTTGACGGTCTGTTTTGGTTCTTTGTAAAACGGCTGTCCCGAAACCTTTTATTTTACGTGGGTTCTCTACACTCATTCGGTAGTATTTGCTCAAATATTCAGCTGCTGCTTCGTAGTATTTCCCTGTTGCTTCGCAGCAGCAATGAAGCCTTTCTGTTGCGCCGTTTTCTTTTAGCCAGTCTTTCAGGTCTTGAAATCCGGCCTGGCTGTTTTTGAACTTACGCTCAAAAAAAAGGCCGTCTGAAATCAGACAGCAATCTATTGTTAATTTCGATACGTCTATGCCTAAGTACATGGGGTTTTGCCTTATGAATACGGGCTTTTTGCCCTAGATAGTGTTCAAATTCAGGTTATTAGAAGACCCGTGCTTCAATCTTTGTTACAGCCTTGTGGCTGTGCCGTACTTACGAAGTCACGGGCTTTGCTTGGTGTTTCGTCAAACGCCAAGCCCTGAAAATGCTGGTTTCACGTTCAGGGCTTGGGGCTTTAAATGTTTTTGCCTTCGGCGACGTTCGCCACGTGGCAGGGGGTGGGGTAAAAAAACCACCCCACCCCTTTGCCCTAGCGTTTTAGGGTTGGCTAGCGTCAAGGGGTATCCAAAAAGATTTATAAAGACGATAAAGCTGTCTTTACAAATCTTTCTGGACGTCCTCCCCCTGACTTGTGGTTAGGTGTGCGATTGGACTGCGAACATTAAGACCCCTGCTGCGCATAATACAAGAAAAATAATAGCAAGACCGAAAATAAAAATGCCAAATTCCTTAATCAACATTTTGAAATAAGCCGTGCCATGCTTTCTATGGATGTGAATTATTGCATAAACAACCAAACACGAAATAACAAATTCTAATGCGTTCATCGTTTCCCTAATTTATTTTTCCGCCCTCATTACTTAGGGCTTTATCTTCGTATCCGTCATACATTAAATTCTGCGGACTCTTTCCACCCATTGTCAAGACTTGCGGTTTTTCTGATACTGATGAATTTGAATCAGCCGTTAATGCTTCGTTTTGTTTAGTTTTATAAGGGTTGAAGGGCAAGCCATCTTTAATATAGCTTAAACAGGTTTTTTTGCTAATTTCTGAAATTTTAGACCCTTGGTCTGTATAGCAATTACAGCCATTATCGCTTTTTACGCACGCGGACGGCCAAGGCATGACTTTTACGGCTTTGTTCATGCCGTCGTATATAGGGGCGGTTTCGGGGCGTTCTGCGATACGGGGCTGATAGTCTTCTTCTGTCAAATGAGGCTTGGGCGGTTCGGACGGCGTTTGCACCTTTGCTGCTGCGTACTGCCCCGCTGCGCCGTCGTCCGCCGCGGGAGCGGCTGCCGCCTGCGCTTCGGGGCTTGCCGCTGACGCGGCAATGTGTGCCTGTGCCGTTTGTCCCTCTATTATTGGTTTTTCCATATTTTTCCAAAAGGATGAGAAATAATACAAACCTCCACCAAGCAAGGCTATTGCGATGGGTATCAGATAAAGAACCTTGCTGCGCTTGGTTCTGATTTTGGTGTGTTCTTCAGCGGACTTGTACAGCCCATACACGCTTTTATCAAGCCTATACACGCTGATTAGGGCTTCCCTGATGTTTGCCCTGCTTTCAGGGTCTTTTGCGCCGCCTGTCGTCCATTCGAGCTTACGGCGCAGTCCTAAATTAGTCTTGCCGAAATGGGTGTGGTGTTCTATCAGTCCGCGCAAATGGACGTCTATCAGACGGGGATGTTGAGTTATCAAGAGGAAATCAAGACCACGGTGTCTATGTGTTTCAAGTTCGGCGACGTAGTCAGGTACTTTCGAACCGCTAGGACGTGGGCGGAATATGCGTTGGCATTCGTCAACAACGATAATCGCGCCCGGCGGTGCCCACTTCGGCCATGTCTGAATGCTTTCTCCTTCTGGTATTTCTTCATGTGGTATTTTCAGGTCAAGAATGCCGTCTACATAAAGCGGACGATTCATAAAGTCTTTTTGCTTGGCAAGCATGGAAACGACTTTCAGGGTTTTGCCCGAACCCGGTACGCCTGTTAACAGATATAACATGTTTTCTTCCTATTTCGACTGAATGATGGTAGACAGTTTTTTAAAGCCTTTTAGGGATATTACGAAGCTGAACGCACCAAATATCCAATTCAGAATGACACCGAATCCCGCTATATACAGTATTTGCAAGGCTTCGTCGGGGAAACCGCCGATACTACGGCTTATTTCGTTAATGAAATAATCCTGCAAAGCATTCAGTCCTGTTACTGAAATAAAACTTAAACCTACGGCGGTCAGTATGCGCCCTGCTACAGACATAAGAACGCCTGTTATCAATGAAGCCCAGTTCATTTCACAATTCCTTTACGGATTCATATACAAAATAGGCGCAGGTCAGCACGCATATAGCGATGAAGATGGGGCGCAGTTTGCGTGCCAAGTCGCACAACGGGTCATAGCTGAACTCTACCTGTCCCAATGCACCGAAGTCTACGGAGCGGGGAGCGGGACACTTCCCGTCAGACTGGAATACGTCCAAAGGCTTGAAATTCAGGTCTATGGTCTGTTCAGGTAGTTGGATGTCTTCACCACTCGGCATACATTGCGCAGCATTCGGGTTTTTCTGACAAAAATCTTTTTCTTTGTCATTTTGATTCTGTTTATTTTGACTGTTCGACTCATTCGGTGTGTTTGGCGAATTCGGACTATTTGGTGCGTTTGGCGTGTCTGGACTCTCCTGTCTGCTCGGTGTTGTCTTTTCGGGCTTATTTGGTGCTTCTGGACTGTTTGGCTTTAAATCTGGACGTGGCACATAATCAACGCCCACAGTGCCATCTTGATTCATTTTGAATCTTGTTTGTTGTGGGGTGCTACTGCCTTCGGGTGTGTACGGCGCACTAAGCGCAGTATCAGGGCTGAATGTGCTTTGATCGGCAGATTGATTCATAACGCCCATTTTTGCCAGTTGGTTCATCAATTCTGCATGGTTTGTCTGATTGTTCTCAAGCATGCGTTTGAGGATGTCTAACATTTCTTTTTGTGTCAGCATAAAATCTTCGGCTTTTACTTCGCTTTGATTTTGTGCGAGTTTCTTTTTTTCTGCTTCTGGAACTGTACCTTCTTTATATGAATTGTAATAAACAATGACATATTTATCCGATGGAGTACTAACAGAAATTCTTGAAGGTGTTGCATTTGGAATGTCTATATCAACATGAGATACAAAACGACCTAAATATGCAGGAGAATTGTTCAAAGTATTACCTTCAGAACCATTGATATTGATTTCAGATTTAGAATAAAAAACATAATTTTGATAACTACTATCTATCTTTACTATCAGTTGATATTTAATCATTCCATTCTTTTTTGCTTCTTCGTCTTTCTTCTGTTCTTCTTTCTTCTGTTGGTCTTTTTGTTGCGCTTTTTGTGCTGCTTCGGCTGCTTTTTTAGCTGCTGCGTTTGCTACTGCTTTTTGATAGTTGCCTTCGGCTTCTGCTTGGCGTTGAGATTGTTCTGCTTGTTTATAAATATTTTGATATTTACCCTCTAAATAACCGTCACCAAAACTACTACCTAAATCTACAATACCACTTATAGGGCCACCAAATACACCATCAATAAATCGAGATACGGACTGTAAAGCATTACTGGCAGCAGCTCCGTAATTGCCTTGCGCGATATTTCGACCGACTTCAGCGGCATAACTGGAGGCGGCATTAGATCCATTTGCAATGCCATTACCTATCATAATTGTATTAGCTGCCTTTTGGAGCTTACCAGACTCAACTTTCTGATTCACAGTCGTATTCATCGTGCCAGTTTCGCCATATCGGCCTGTAACCGTTACAGTTTTGCCTTGGCTACCATTAATATTTCCGCCATTTTTAGTTACTGTCGGTTTGCCGTTGTTCTGTACATCAACTTTCCAAACGCCTGTTTTTGGATCGTAGCCACGACGTTGCAGGGCTTGGTCACTTGGGAAACCTGCATTTTGATGTTGTGCCGGCGGCGGCAATCCCACTTCTGCCCATGCCTGCTCTACGACCAAGAGCGAGCCAAGACATACAAAAAGACGGCTAATGTTAGGGGCTTTACCATACCCAATAAA